TTTTTATTGAAAATAAATTTGGTAGAAACAAATTAAGTATTATATTTGCATTCTAAAACAATAACATTATGAAAATTAAAGACATTTTTGACGAAATTGCTGCTGAAGGTGGTACAAACGCTAAGGTTGATATCCTTAGAAAATACTCAGATAATGAGTTACTAAAGAAAGTGCTATACATGGCAAATTCTAAACGAGTTAAATTTTATATAAAAAGAATTCCAGAATACACTCATAATGGTGGTGATAATGAATTAATTCATGTTTTTACATTGTTAGAAGCGTTAAGTTCTAGACGTTTAACAGGTAACGATGCAGTAAGACAGTTAACTAACTCATTATCTTTTTTAAAACCAGATGACGCATATGTTTTAGAACGTATCATTGAAAAAGATTGTAAGATTGGTTTAGGTACGACTTACATGAATAAAGTATTCAAAGGTCTTATTGAAGATACACCTTATATGGGTGCAGTATCATTTGATGAGAAGAAAGCTCGTAAAGTATTTGAAAAAGGTGGTAAAGGTATATCACAAATCAAAATGGATGGTCGTTATTGCAACGCTATTGTTCGTAATGGTGAAGTTGAAATGGAAAGCCGTCAAGGTGAGCCAACAATCCTTACTGGTGCTAAATTCTTGGAAGAATTAACTTCTTTCGAAGATTGTGTACTTAACGGTGAGTTAACTATGGATGGTGTATCTCGTTATGAGTCTAATGGTATCATCGCATCACTTATTGACATTTGTTCTAAACGTGATTCCAGAACTGATAAAGAAAATGAGAAAAAACTTGCAAACTTTGAAGATAAACATGGTAGTTTTACTGGTGCTTTAGAGAAAATCAGATATACAGTATGGGATAGACTTACTGTTGATGAATATTTCAACAAAGCTTCTAAACTTAAGTATGCTGAACGTTTAGCGTATTTGGAAAGATTAATTGAAGGTGTTAAACCATCTAGTGTTAAAATGATTGAAAGTACTATTGTACATAGCTACGCACAAGCAATGACACACTTCCAAGAAGTATTGGCTGCAGGTGAAGAAGGAACAATCCTTAAAGCGTGGGATGGTGAATGGAAAGATGGTAAACCAACATGGCAAATCAAAATGAAACTTGAAATGGATGTTGATTTGAGAATCACTGGTTTCAACTATGGTGGAAAAGGTACAAAGAATGAGTTTCTTATTTCTAGCTTCAATGCTGAATCTTCTGATGGATTGGTTAAAACAAAACCACAAGGTCTTAAAGAAGATATGATGAAATATGTAACTGAAAACCAAGACAAATTGTTAGGTACAATCTTACAATGTAAATCATGTGGTTTATCTAGCGATTCAAGTGGTAACTATTCTATGTTACACCCAGCATTTGTAATGTTGCGTGATGATAAAGATACCTGCGATAGTTTAGAATCTATCAAAGAGATTGAAAATATGGTTAAAACCTTAACGACTGCATAATATGGAAATAGTGTTTACAATACTTGGTGTTTTAGTTTGTTTAATATTATTAATCATACTAATTTTATATGTAACATTTGCATATAAAATGTATCAATACAACAAAAAATCAAAGGAATTTTTTGCTAAACATGAATTAAATAATAAAAACAAAGATGGTAATAGATTATAGTTCAGAAGACGTATATTCCTCAGATTCTACCTTTAATGGTGTTGATGAGGAAGGAAATAAATTTATGATTTATGCAAATTGGAATTCAGCCGATGGGTGGAATGTTGATAGAATTGTATGGTTTGAGAAAGAAGGTAATGAAGATGAAATAATTGAACTATTTTTATCTGATAATAATTAAAAATAAAAAAAATGAAAAAAGTAATTTTAGGAGCTCTACTACTATTGAGCACAGTGACCTTTGGTCAAAAAAGACATGGTATTACCCACACAAATAGTGCATCGGTAACGGCAGATTCAACTGCTACAACATCAACAAAATGGTCAAAATATGTTGCCTTAGGTATTTCCATTTCAAGTGGTAATTCTTATGAAAATAACTTAAACACAACTACTTTTGATGAAGCAAGTTATCCAAGTTTAGAATTTGGTTTCTCTCGTGAGAATTTATCGTTAAGTGTAGTTCTAGGTCGTTCAAATTTCAGAGGTTTAGGTCAATCTAGTTATTTTACTGGAAATGATGAATTAAGTGGTGAGGCTATTTATGATACTGATAATTTAGCTAAGTATTACTGGGAAGTAAAAGCTACGCCATCATTCCCTTTGGGTATTGTAAATGCTAGTCTAATATTCGGTGCTGGTAGTTATTTTAGTAATGATAAAGGTAATACATTTATTGAATATGGGTCTGGTATTAGTTATACTTTAGGTAAATTTACATATGGTGTTTGTTATACAAACTGGGATGGTATTGATTATATTACCCCTAACATTTCATACGGATTCTAATGAAAAAGATGATAAAGTTTCCGTCTATCGAGCAGTTTAGAACTGTCGTGACGAATATAAACAGACATTACAACTATGTTGGTTTAGATGAAAATGGTGATGCTATTTACGACCACACATTACCTAAACCAACACTTACATTTAAAGGTACTGTGAAATTACACGGAACTAATGCTGCTGTTTGTTATAATAAAGATGGTGGGTTTTGGGTACAATCTCGTGAAAATATTATCACTGTTGAAAAAGACAATGCTGGTTTTGCTTTCTTTGCACAATCTAATTTAGGTTCTTTTATGGCGTTGATGAATATTGTTCATCATACTGAAAGAATAGATAATATTAACAATACTGTGACCATTTACGGTGAGTGGTGTGGTGGAAACATTCAAAAAGGTGTTGGTATTACAAATTTACCTAAATCTTTCTTTATTTTTGGTGTTAAGATTACTCCCCATACTGAAACAGAAGAAGAATTAAAAGCTAATCCAGCATATTGGGTTGACTATTCATATTTGAAAGCACCAGACGTTAAGATTTACAACATAAATGATTTCCCTACATATTCTATCGATATTGATTTTAACATGCCTGCTTTGGTTCAAAATCAATTATCCGAGTTAACTATTGCTGTTGAAGAAGAATGTCCTGTAGCGAAAGCTTTTGGCTTCTCTGGAATCGGTGAAGGTATCGTTTGGTCAACTGAAGTAAAAGGTATTGTACACAGATTCAAATGTAAAGGAGAATTACATGCTGGAAAATCTAAAGTTACAACTTTAAAACCTGTTGATGATGTTAAATTAAATAAAATAATCAATGTAGTTAACCAAGTTACACCAGTTTGGAGAATGGAGCAAATGCTTAGTGAAACATTTGATTTAATCAATGGTGGTGAAATAGACATTAAACAGTTAGGGTCATATATTAAAGCTGTTATTAATGATATTATTAAAGAAGAAACGGTAACGTTAAATGAAAATGGTTTAGAACCTAAAGATATTGGTAAATATGTTTCAGAAACTAGTAGAAAATACTTTTTTCAAAGATTAAATGAGGTAACAGGTATAAAATAAAAGGGTGATTCACCCTTTTATTTCTTATCTATTTTTATTGCGTACCAGCCTTTATATTTCATAAAATTAATGCTTCTAGGATTTTGATTTAAATATATTGGTCTTCCATTATTTTTAAAAGATATTTCTAACACTCTTTTTGGAAGATTATTTTTAAGACATAAATCTTTAAAATTTACTTGTAATGTTGAATACATTTCTTCCCCATTATCATTATATATTTTTATTTGATTATTAGTCTGTCTAGGGTTAATATAACCGTTAAGATAGTTTTCTTTTTGTTTTTGTGCTGATTTTATTGCTATTTTTTTAAAACAATCTGGGTCATCGTTTAACATGGTTATTAAACGTTTATCCGAGATTGATTTTAAATCTTGAGATTGTTTGGTTATTTTCATTTTTTCTATTGCTATTTTTCGTTTTTCAGTTGATAATGTAGATAAACCATAACCACCTTTTGACATATTGTAGGTGTCTTTTCTTAATATAAAGTCTTCGTTAACGATTTCTTTTTCTTTGGTAATCATATCTTTTTTATTATCGAAAACGTATAGTATTTCTTTTTTAAAATTTATGTAACCATATTTTTTTATTGCTTTTTTTAAGAAGATTCCAGAACCTAAATAACCATCGTTTATATTATTTGTTGTATGTAAACCAATATAGATTTTATCATTGATTAAGTTTGTTGTTTGGTAAATTGTGTAATATTTCATATGTTTGTTTTATTATAAATATCATAGTTAAAGGTGAAAAACATAAAATTAATAAAATAATTTGCAAATATTAAAATAATATGTATATTTGCACAATAAACAAATAAAAAATAAAATTATGGCTTATTTAAAAATTAATATCTTTGAGTTTTGTAAAAACACACAATTAGTTAAAAGAGATGACTCACTAATGAATAATGGTGTAAATTATAAATATATGGGGATAACTGGTGACGGTATGGTACAATTATTAAGAGAAGATAGTGAAATATGTTTTACTAGACAATCAAATTTTAATTCTAATTATAAATTTAACAATGAAGAAGAAATTTCAAATAGATTCTTAAAAACTATAAATAATGATAAAAAATAACAAAACAGATTTATACTTTAACATGTTACCAGAATTCATAAATATTCAAGGTAAATTATATCATTTTAACATGTCAAAGGGTAAAAGAATAACCATATCTTATCAAACAGATAAAGATGAAAATGGTTTGAATGAATATCTAGGTGAAACTTTTAGAAGTAGTGATGTTTCATTACAAGATGTTTGTGAGAAGATGGTCAATTGGTTATTTAAATTTGAATACGTTCAATATATGCCATATGGTTATAAGAAAATGTATGATGAAATGTTTAATGTGAATATAGAACACTCTAGAGATTTTGAACAATAACAAATATATCTTTTCAAAAGTAAGAGAAATGTTCTTTAAGCTAGTTTAAAGGTTGACTTTTTAACTTTATTTGTTATCTTTATAAAAAGTAAAATTATGATAACAAACAAAGTTTTTAGATTAAAAAATGCTACTGAAGTAGCACCAGGAATGCCGCTACAAGCTGGTCAAGAATTAGAGATTGTAACTGACGTGGTTTACGTAAATGGAAACATGGTTCCACCAGATATGCAATCTTTATTTTATAATTGGTTAATTAATAATCCGACATTATTTGATGATGTCACAAAAAATTGGTAATATGTGGAAAAGATTAAAAACAACACTTAAAGCATGGTGGAAAAAACACATTTGTGCTGAAGTTCCAAGTGATTGGAAAAAGTTTTAACAATTTATTTGTTTATTTAAATAATTAATTTATCTTTGCAAAGAATATTTAATCTAAATTATTATGATAATTAAAGAAAATGGCTTAAGATATGCCAAACTAGTACACGTTTCTGTTGATAATGGAATGACTGATAATAGCAACAAAGTTTATATCATGGAAGAACTTTCCGATGGTACAATCAAGTGTGAATACGGTAGAGTTGGTCGTAGTTTAACTACTGAGATTAAACCTTCAAGCAAATGGGATAGTGTTCTTAAACAGAAACTATCTAAAACCAAAGGTTATACTGATGTTACTGAATTCTTAGCTGAACCAGTTATCGACACAACAAGCGGCTCAACCGCTACTGCTAAAACTGAAGAGATTAAAAACTCTGTGGTTAAAAGACTTATCGACCAATTGATGAGTTTCGCAAACAAAGCAATTCAAAGAAACTATAAAGTAACACAAGAAGCTGTATCTGAACAACAAGTAAATGCTGCTCAGGAAGTAATTGATACTATTAGTGCTAAATTGGTGTTGAGTGTCGATAAGAAAGATATCAATGACTTGTTACTTAAATTATACACTATTATCCCTAGAAGAATGGATAATGTGCGTGATTACCTTATCAATGATGTAAACGATGCTAGTTCATTAGAAAGAGCACAAAAATTCATCGGACAAGAACAATCTACTTTAGATACGATGGCAGGTCAGGTTCAGTTGATTAAACAACAAAAAGCTGCTGCTGAAGCTCCAGAAGAAGAACAAGTTGACCAAGTTACAATCTTAGACCAAATGGGTCTTAGAGTTGATGTTGAAGAAGACACAGAAACACTTGCTCTTGTTACCAAGCTTATGGGCCCTAACGCTCACCAAGTTAAACAAGTGTTTAAGGTTGTTAATACCAAAACACAAAAAGTGTTCGATACTCACTTTGAACAAGCTAAGGTTAAGAAAAGAAGACTTTACTGGCATGGTTCACGTAATGAGAACTGGTTTAATATCTTACAGACTGGTTTATTGATTAGACCTTCTGGTGCTGTTCATACTGGTAGTATGTTTGGTGATGGTATCTACTTTGCTGACAAGGCTCAGAAATCAATTGGTTATTCATCATTGAGAGGTTCTTATTGGACCAAAGGTGGCGATGATAAAGCATACTTAGCATTGTTTGATGTTCATTTAGGAAATCAAAAAGAAATCCTACATCACACATCTAGTTGTTATTCATTATCTGATAAAGTATTGAAAAAAGACAATTACGACTCAGTATTTGCCAAAGGTGGTGCTGACTTAAGAAACAATGAATATATCGTTTATAACGCAGCACAATGTACTGTATCACACTTAGTTGAAATTGGGAACTAATGACATTTGAATTAACAAAAGTAGAACAAGAACGGCTTGATGAAATGATTCAAGCCGTTAAAGTTTTACATGGTGATAAAGTTGGTTACTCAATAACATATTGTTTCTCTACTGGTAGTGGAATAGGTGTTGGTGTTGAAATCATTATAAAGAGTACCAAAAAAGATTTATTTGAAATCAAAAAAAATATAACCGACTACGATAGTTGGTAGTTTACTATTGATAGTAAACAGTAAACAGTAAACAAAATGGAAGATTTAAAAACAGGGTACGAATGGTGCCTATCAGGTAATATGAGAATTCTTGACATAATGTCATGGGATACCGACATGATGTCATGTGAAGCATCATATTACACAGAAAAAATAACATCAGAGGAATTTTTAAGACGTATTGGTTTATGTAAAGTAAAAGCAAATTCTACACCTCGTAAAACTGATATGTATTTGGAATATAGAATGTACGGTATTGTACCTTACAATTTAAGTCCAATTCAACAAGGAATTCAATTTGGTCATGCGGTAGTTGAGTATCAGCAAAATGTTAGAAACTTACCACCATATGAAGCCATTTATAACAAATGGGCTGGAAAAGATAAAACATTTATTATTCTTAATGGTGGAACAACTAACATTAACCCAGAGAAACTTGGTAGTCTTAATCAACACTTAGCAGCTTTATATTTCAATGGTGTTCTTACATCAGAGTTCTATGAAGAAGACTTGGGTGACCAATTGACAGCTGTTGTATTCATGGTTGATGAAAGAGTATTCAATAGAGTACTTTATCCAGATTTCCAAGAGGAAAAGTTACCTTATGGTGTTCGTAAACCATCTAAGAAAGTTGAAACTGAATTAGAGGAACGCAACGAAGCCAATTACCAAAAATGGGTAGAGAAGGTCGGTGGACCTAAAAACGCTTTCTTAAGAGAATTTTTAAAACCGCTTAGATTAGCTTAAAATCTTGACTTTTTGAGATTCTTCCTTATAATTGTATATGGAAGAATCTCAAAAACAAGCATTAATATTTGGTTATCTCAATAAATACTACTATATTGAGAATGGTATATTTTTAAATAAATATGGTGACCAAGAATGGGGTTATGACATCGCTGATGAGTTACCAAAAATACTTAGTTTTGGAAAAGAAGATTGCGTTGAAACATTTAAGAAATGGGCCGAGTATCGTGGTGTTAATTATGTAGATAATCGAATAGCATACGGAACTAGAAGATTAAATGTAACGTGGAACCCAGAACTGGCTCAGGATTTGGCAGCATTTCACAGTATTGATGCTGAAGCTGAATTAACCGCAATGTTAGCTGAACAAGTAGCCCAAGAAATTGATGCTCAAATTTTAATGGATTTAAGACAATTAATTCAACCAGCCGAAATGGTTAGTTTGATTAAATGTGTTGGTTATGAGGAAACAGCAGCAGAATATGACCCAGCAACATTTTTACCAAGAAAAGGATTTCAATCTATGAAAAAACAAGATATTGAACATGAAAGACAGAATAACACTCACTGGCAAGATTGGGTTCGAGCCAGAGGACAAGACGAACAAACATCTTCTCCAATCATCTTGGAAGAAGATTGCTATGGTTTTTATTGAAGGTGATGTTTGTGAATACTACGCATGGTTTCTAAAAAAAAGATATAATATTACACTTAATAAACCAATCAGAGGTGCTCACATATCATTCATCAATGATTCTATGAGAGATTTAACTCAAAACAACGATAAGTCAGAAGAAGAAATTCTTCAATTATGGGAAGATGTTAAACTTAAATGGGATGGTAAAGAAATAGATATTGTGTTAGACCTAAACCCTAAAACTGATGATAGAATCTGGTGGTTGAATATTCCTAATGAAGAAAGAGAAGGACTTCAAGCTATTAGAAACGAATTAGGGCTCGGTAGACCGTATTTTGGTATGCACATGAGCATTGGATATGCCAACGAAAAAAACATTGAACATAGCACTTATATTCACGAATTAATTAAAAAAGGTTTTATACGTTACGAATGATAATAATTAATCATTTTAATTGTATGTTCCTTTAACCATGGTTCTACATTAGGTAATTTCATCAAAAAACTATATTCATAGTTATAACATATTGATTCTTCTTCATTTAGTGAATACTTTATATTTTTATGGAGTATATTTAAGTGATATGATTCGTGTACCAATACACAAGCTAAATTGTTTATTGAGTTAAGTTTTATATCTTTTACTGATACTAATATTGTTGAAGAATCTTGTGTTGATGAAAAATCAGCAACCCAAAAGGTTATATACTTGCAATTATTTATCACCATGTTATATGATACGGTATCATGTGTTTTAATCAATTCTAAAGCAGCTTGTATTTTACCTTTCCAATTATCGCCAATATCATCAATTTTTATTTGGCTATAAGAAGAAATAGAAAACAGTAATATGAATAATAGTTTTTTCATTAGTTAGAGTATCCAGTATTAACTAAATAGTAATTACCAGTAGTTGTTCCAGATACTGGTGAATTAATAGTAACACTTTGAACACCAGGATAAGTTGTTCTTAAATTACTACTAGATGGGTTAATTATTAAATATTGACTTGAAGTAAATAATCTACTATTAGGTAATGATAATAACCATGATAAAAATCTACCATTTTTTTTACTATAGATATAATAAGTATCAGATATAGTAATTTTACCATCACCATTTACATCGTATTTATAGTAATCCCACGCATTAAAATTTCTATTGATTGCTTTTAAGTTTGACCCAATAGCATCAGAGATACTTAAAGATAAAGGTGGTACAGCATCTATTTGCAAATACCATTCAATAGATGGGTTGCTGGTTTCATTAATAGTATATTTACCATTAACGTCAGTATAAACAGTTTTATACAATACCCATGGACTAGTTGTTAATATATAATCAAATTCCAATACATAAGGTAATGAATTATTATTATTTAAATCGTTCCATTTCCCAGCTCCAACAAATTGAATATAATCTTCATTACCTGAATTGTTGGGTTCACCACCGTTCCAAGAAGTATATGAATATGCTTCACCTGTAACCCATTTCCAAGTTCCTTCTATTACTTCATCAGTTAAACCTATCCAACCTGACGGCCATAATCCGTAAATGAAACTATTTTCAGCTGCTGTTGTTACTGTTACTAAATGCCCACCCATATTAGAACAAGCTGTTCTAGCATTAGTCCATGTCATTGAACCTGTTGACCTATAATATGAATGTCCGTTATAATTATTTTGAGAAGTAAAACCAGCAAGAGTTGGTGTTGTTCTTTGATATAATTTCACAGGTATATTGGCTACACCAACCCCAGCAGAATTATAAATATAACCTGAATAGGCGAAATTCTGACCTAAAGCAAAATTACATAGTAAGAACAAAAACAACAGTTTTTTCATTTTTATATTTTTGATATTGCATCCTGTAACCCTTTTTTAAGAGCTCCAGAAAACGCTGATTTTTCAAATGGTAGGTTTTCATCTTGCAATTCAATAAATGTAGCATTAACATCAGTATTTGCTTCACCTTCACCTTCGTAATCATCGCCATCAATAGTAATAACTAATTTTACAATTGTTTTTTTTCTTTTTTTCTCAAAAGGTCCTAATGAGAAACTATTTGTCGGTGCTTCAATACTTTGAATTACTACTGAGACTGGTTTTCCATTTTCACAAATAGAATATGTCGAGGATAAAATTTCTTCAGTTATTTGTTTAACACCTAAAAGAAATCTATTTGGGTTTATACCTTCAATCTCACCTTCATTTTTAACATTCTTAACAGTATAACATTTTTGACTGTAAGATGTTGTAAAAATAAATACCGCAATAATTAATAAAATTTTTTTCATTTATATATTTTTTATAAAATAATCCTTACAAAAAGCATTTAGCACCTGTAAGAATTTGATAGGATATAGCTTTATCATTTAACTGTTGCACAGCACTAAAGCTTATATTTAATTTAAATTTTTTTGTTATTTTATAATCTACTGATGTAAAAGGAACAAATAAAATACCAGATTGATACCACATACCTTCATAATAATAAACATAAGGTGAATATACAGTAACAAACATTGTTGTTAACCCTATTTTAGGGTTTAATTTAAAACTACTAAACACACCACCTAAAACTGATAAACTTTGAAATTTACTAGTACCAATATTACCAATAGTTAAATTAGTACCTATTGTACTAGTTACTTTACGATATTTATAAGATTCCATAAGAGAAAATGTATTGAAGAAATCTTTTTGAAAGTTAAGCATTATTGAATTAGCAAATATTGTAGTTAGTTTTTTATGACGATAAGAAACAAATAAAGTTACATTTGAATTGTTTACATAACTAGTAAAGTTAATTAAAGCTCCTTTGGCGAATGTATTCTTTGTATTTGATGAAATTAAACTAGCGTTTAATTTAAACTGGCTAGGGTCTCCTGTTGCACTCGCAATAGTAACCAAATCACCATTCATCATAAGATTACCTTTTTTAACTGCAGCAACTTTGCTTTTTGTTGTTGAAGAAGAACTAGCACCACTACTTACAGCATCTTCTGCAGTTTCTTTAGTATCTTCAGATTTTTTAGTTTTATCTGATTCAGATTGTTGTGTATTATCAATTCTAACAGAACTAATACCACCAGTAATATTACTACCACCAGAACTTATAGACGATTGAGACGATTGACTGTTTGTTGAAGTTGGTCCAGACGAAGTTGTATTATTAGTTCCTTGGTTTCCAGAATTTCCTCCAGTTGAAGAATTAGAGGTCTGATTCCCTTGGGAATTGGACGAGTTTTGATTGTTGCTATTATTTGATGTGCTTCCGACAGAATTGTTTCCACTTCCATTGTTTGAGTTTGTGCTGTTGTTTCCATTGTTTCCATTGTTATCGTTGTTATCATTATTTGATGAAACTTTTTCGTCACTTTGAATTACTCCTTGAACACTAGCACCACTCATCGATGTTAACGCATCAGCCATTCCAGATGTGCTAGTAGCAACATCTTGCATAGAAGCCATTGTTGATAATGTTGAGAGTACGGTAGTTATTACTGATATACTATTTTGAGCTACAAGTACATTTACACTAGTATTTTGAGCTAAACCTATACCACTACATGGTCCAGCAGGGTTTTGAGCATTAACAGAATCAATCCATGTTTGAAAAGCACCTGATTGTAATTCAGCATCTGTAAATGAATGTACTTGTCCGTTATAAGTTAATGGAACGGAACCATTTGAAGTGTCAATATATATTTCTTTTGCTTTGGAAGTGCAAGGGTCTAAATACGAATACATATACCCTTGCTGTCCCATAGCTAATTTACTTGAGAACAGGAAAATAAATATAATAAATGTTTTCCATATCTTCATTACTTATTATTTTTCTAAAGTGCTTGACAATGAAACACCATCTTCTTCATCTACTTTTTGAATAAGCATTTTATCTCTATCTTCAGAATTGAACCAATAATCAACTACTTTATTTAAATTACCAACGAATGCACCTAAAAGGATAAGTAACATTTCTTTCCAGTCTTCTCCAATACTAGCACCTAAAAAGACACCTGCATTGATACCGACAATAATTAGAGTAAATAACCCTAATACTATTGCTGTAATTCTCCAACGATTATTTTGCATTTCTTGTAACATATAGTAGAATCTATTATTTTGTTCTACTGTTTGTGCTGGTTTACCAACACCTAAAAATTCTTTTATTTTACCCATTTTGTTTTGTATTTTTATTTTATTATTA